AGAAAGAGGAGTTGCTCGTTTGCGGATATACGCGCAGGACCGCTTGCCGTGGCTCGACGCTGGCCCTATCTTGGAAAAAGCTAAATCACATTTGTATTCAAGAGCTTGCGAGCTTGGTCTGGTCAGGAATGGCAAGCTGCCGAAGTCGAGGAAACGTCGTGTTGCAGAGCAGCAAAGTGGCGATTTAGAGCAAGTCCAGGCAGATGCTCATGCAAAGCGTTGATTGTTATGCCATTTCGTATAATATGTATTATGTCAAATTCTATGCTTTGTGATTGCAGATCAACATGTTACGTTCAGTAGTTGAGATAAAAGATGATACCGACCCCCCCCACCCTGTCTTTCCATGGCAGGAACCCGGTTGGAGTCCCTATGGGACCCGGCTCAGGTAGCGGTAGCACTCCCATGCTCGCCCCCGATGTTTTGCTCATAATCGGAGGCTGACATTCCCTGGTCCGCCAAAGAGTTTCAGCAGCGTCACAACAAGGGGCTGACGCTGGAGCAGGCGAGGCGAGCTGCTGCGATGGCAGAGGCGATCATACGGAGTGGTGGTAAGGAGGGGGTGGCGATAGCGACGGCGAACAAGCGGGTAGGGCGTGGCACGGGACACGGCGGAAAGGTTTGATCTGGCGACGCGTTGTTTTTGCTGTCGGCGGTTTTATTATGGTGCCTGCGGGTGTGGGGAGGAGACGGTGAGCGGGTGGGTGTGTGTGTGGTGTGTGGGGCTGATGGATGGTGAGTATGAGGCTGGTTACGTATTTGGTTGGCGGCCGCGGAGTTGGGTTTGAGCGGGCGGGGATGATGGTTGAGAGTGCGCGGCGGGTGATGGATTGCTGGGTGGTGCAGCACACGGACTGTGAGACGGAGGGGCTTGATTGTGTGGACGAGGTGGTGAGGCTGGATCGGGCGGAGCCGATGTTGGCGCATCGGTATCGGATGTTGGCTGGGGAGTGCGGGGAATTTTTGAGTGTGGACACGGATGAACTTTTTCTTGAAGACGTGAGTGGTGTTTTCGGGGAAGAGTTTGATGTGGCGATGGCGAGGCGGGATTGGGCGGTGCATGCGGTGAAGGTGCCGAAGCAGCTGTATAACGGGGTGGTGTTTTGCCGTGAGGCTGGGTTCTGGCGTGATGCGTATGGTGATGTGATAAAAAAAACGGGGAAGCACTGGAATCACGAGTGGAAGATGGCGGACCGGAGTTTGACGGCGGCGGCGAGGAATTGGAGGACGCTGGATCTGGATGCGCGGGTTTTCAATTACGAGCCGGTGGGGTTTGATGACGATGTCATGGGGCGGAAGGTGCTTCATTTTAAGAGCTGGCGGAAGGAGTTGATGGGGCGTTATTATGAAACTTACGTCCGAGATTGCGGAGCTGCTGGGGATCGGTCCGGTGGTGCGGATGAAGGCGTTGCCGGTGGTAGTGGAGGGTAAGCGGTGTCTATGCGGGCGCGTGTTGAGGCAGGGCAGTGTGAAGCATGTGAGGGCCTGCGTCGCGAGGTTGTTAGGCTTGAGTCGGAGTGCCGGGAGTTGAGGGTGCGGCTTGAGATGGAGAGGCGTAAGTCGGTGGTGGTGGACCGGATGGTGAATGATTACGTGAAGCGGGTGAGCGATGGGGTATGACAGCCGGGACTGCCGTCCTTGGATGGTCAGGCGGTTAAACGAGTTGGCGAAGGAGCCGGGGTGGTATGAGGGCATCTGCGCGCGGGTGGCGGAAGGGGAGATGCTGACGTGGATCGGGAAGAATTTAGGGGTGAAGGACCGTACTGAGTTTGGGGGTCAGGTCTTGGAAAGTGATTTTATCTGTACGGGGGCGGTGTTCCGGGTGTGGATAGAGTGTGATGAAAAACGATCGGAGATGTATGAAGAAGCGGTGAAGCTCCGGGATGCGAACCGGCGGGATGAGGTGCAGAAGCGGGTGTATGAGACGGCGCTGCGGGAGGTTGAGAAGGTGAGCGGGGCCGACATGCTGAGGGCCGCGGAGATGGTGCTGAATCCTAAGGCTGGGGTGACGGTTCAGGCGGACGGGACTGGAAAAATCACGGTGATACACGAGTCTTCATGAAGGTCACGGTCAAATTCAGTGCGAGGGACTATCAGCAGAAGCTGATCGACTGGTTCAGGCCGAAGGATCATGCGAGCGGCAGGGGCAAGGGCGGGAAAAGAGCGGTTGCGGTATGGCACAGGAGAAGCGGGAAGGACAGGACGGCGAGTTTCATTGAGTCCGAGTTGGCGTTTAACCGGGTGGGTCTTTACTGGCACGCGCTTCCTGAATACGCTCAGGCAAGACGTGTGATTTGGGATGCGATTACGCGGGACGGAGAACGCTTGATCGAGACGTGTTTTCCGAGGGAGATAGTCAGACGCAGACACGAGCACGAGATGAAAATTGAGCTGGTGAACGGCTCTATCTGGCAGCCGGTGGGGGCTGACAATTTTAATAGCCTGATCGGATCAAACCCGGTGCATGTGACGTACTCGGAGTATGCGACGATGAGTTCTATGGCGAGGGATTATCTGAGGCCGATCATCGCTGAGAATGACGGAAGCGAGCTTTTCATAAGCACCACGCGCGGTTATAACCACTATTACGATTTGTATCAGTTCGCAAAGGGCAGTGCGTTATGGCATGACAGTTTGCTGACGGTTGACGACACTCACGTGATACCGCCTGAAACGCTGGAGGAAGAACGAAAGACGATGCCCGAGGAATTGTTCAGGCAGGAGTATTACTGCGACTGGTCCGCTGCCAATGTTGGGGCGATTCTGGGCCGCTGGCTTGAGGACGCTGAAAAAGCGGGGCGCATTGATGATGAGGTCGAGTACGATCCGGAGGGCGCGCCGGTCGAAATTTCGTCCGACATTGGATTTAGGGACACGGCGAGTTGGTGGTTCTGGCAGCCGAAGTCGGACGGATTCGCGATTCTGGACTATGACGAAGACTCTGGGCAGGACGCGAGCGAGTGGATTCCGAGGATCAGGGAACGTCTTGGCGACATGAAGCTGGGACGTATCTGGTTGCCGCATGACGCGAAGGCGAAGACGTTTCAGTCGCGGCATACGACGGTGGAGCAGTTTCTGGCGGCGTTCAGTTCCAACATAGTCCGGATCGTGCCGCTGACGAGGAAGTTAGACCAGATTCAGGCTGCACGTACCGTGTTTCCTCACTGCCGGTTCAACAAGACCAAGTGCCACAAGGGGCTGATGGGCCTAAGAGCTTGGTCTTTCGAGTGGAACAACGAGACGCGGCAGTTCAGCCGTGACCCAAAGCATGACTGGGCTTCCCATCCGGGCGATGCATGGGCCGGGGGTTCCGTGATGATGAAAGAGCGTGTCCCGGAAAAAGTACAGAAGAAAGTCGAGTTCGACACGCACTATGAAAACGGGCGCTTCACGCTTCCGCCGCTTGATCAGATGTGGAAAGAGGTCAGGAAAGAGCACCGGATTTAGGAGAATCTATGCCTCAGCCTATCGCATTTTCAGCTCAGTCTAAGACGCTTCCGGTATCGGTCACGGCCACGGCGAGCGATTCCGCCGCGTTGCCGGGAAAGGGCAGTACGGTCCGGATTGTGAACGAAGGCCCGAACGTCGCTTTTGTGTCGATTGGAACTGGCGCTCAGGTCGCTACACTTCCTAACGCGACGCCGACGGCGACTTCAACACCTGTTCTTCCGGGCACCGATATTTCGCTCACGATTCCCGCCGCTGCGGTCCTGAACGTAAGCGCGATCTGCCGGGCTTCGGGGACAGCTACGCTTGACATCCAGGTCGGTGAAGGACTTTAGTGGCTGACGCCAGAGACGACGTACAAAGGCTGAACGCGCACATTTCGGCCTATGGGCGCGAATTTGCCAAGTGGGAGAGAAGGGCCGACAGGATTTTAGAGCGTTACAGCGACGAGATAAGACCGAGCGGCGAGACAGGGGCCAAGTTCAACGTCCTGTGGGCTAACATTCAGACGGTCGTCCCTGCGGTTTATTCACGGGTTCCGAAGCCTGACGTAGCGAGACGGTTTACGGACACGGACCCGGTAGCCCGCGTATCGAGCTTGCTTCTTGAACGCGCGCTCGAGTACGAAACCGATCATTACCCGGACTTCCGGAACACTCTCAAGCAATGCGTTTATGACCGTTATCTGCCTGGGCGTGGCATCGCCTGGGCGCGATATGAGCCGCACACGAAAAAAGTGAACATGCCGGATGACGGCCTGGAAATCACTGAAGATGTTGACAACCCGGTTGAAATTCTCGACTACGAATGCGCGCCGGTCGATTACGTTCACTGGAAAGATTTTGGACACTCGATAGCGAGGACCTGGGAGGAAGTGACCATCGTTTGGCGTCGGGTCTTCATGACACGGGATGCCTGTATCGAGCGATTCGGTCCTGAGATTGGCGCACGGATCCCGCTCGATTCAAGGCCGGACGAGCAGAAGGAAAAGCAGGCCGAAAGTGACGAGAATTCCAGAGCCTTGATCTATGAGATGTGGGACAAGGGAACAGGACGTGCTTACTGGCTTGCGAAGTCTTTGGGCGAAATCGTGGATGAGCGCGACGACCCGATGGGGCTGGACGGATTTTTTCCGTGTCCGCGTCCCTTGTACTCGACGCTGACCAATGAGTCTCTGATTCCTGTTCCCGACTTTACCTTGTACCAGGATCAGGCGAAAGAGCTGGATGTATTAGCGGACAGAATCAGGGGGCTGGTCGATGCCCTTCAGGTGAAAGGGGTCTACGATGACTCAATTGGATCCTTGGCCCGGATATTCACTGAAGGCACGAACGGCACCCTGATACCCGTCAAGAACTGGGCCGCGTTTGCCGAGAAAAACGGCCTTGCCGGTGCGATTGACTTGGTGGACCTGAAGCCGATTTACGAGGCATTGAAAGTCGCTTTCGAGACAGCCCGTGGTCTGATGCAGCAGATTTATGACCTCACTGGCTTGTCGGACATTATCCGGGGCCAGTCCGAGGCTTCGGAAACTGCAACAGCGCAGAAGATCAAGGGCCAGTACGCGAGCCTTCGCTTGAAGGCCATGCAGCACGATGTAGCCCGTTTTGCGAGCGAGTTATTGCAGCTTAAAGCTCAGATCATCTGCAGCAAGTTTTCTCCGCAGACGATCCTTCAGATATCGGCGGCGCAACAGTTGTCTCCCCAGGACCAGCAGTTGATCGGTCCCGCTCTTCAACTTTTGATCGGGGAGCGGGCAAACAATCCGGACTCCGAGTCTCCGAATCCGACCCGGTCGTTCAGAATCGCCGTCAACGCCGACACGATGGTTGAGATGGACCGCGAGCAGGAGAAGGCTTCCCGCATGGAGTTTCTGCAGGCACAGGCGATTTTTA